CAGACCATCGGGGTTGAGGTCGAGATGAACAACATAACGAGGGAGAAGGCTGCAAAGCTGGCAGCCACCTTCTTCGGAACAGGAAGATTTGAAAACACAGCCGGCCGAAACGGATACTACACTTGGTCAGCATGGGATGCAAGCGGAAGGGAATGGAAATTCCAAAGGGATGTCAGCATTACGGGACCAGACAGCGAGAAATGCGAACTGGTAACGCCAATCCTTACCTACAGCGACATGGAAACCTTGCAGGAATTGATCAGGCAGCTCCGCCATGCAGGAGCGAAGAGCGATGCCACAAGGGGATGCGGAGTCCACATCCACATCGGAGCGAAGGGACACACACCACAGACCTTAAGAAACCTCGCAAATATCATGGCAAGCCACGAGGCACTCATTGCAGAAGCCTTAAGGCTGGACAGGGGAAGGATGCACCGCTACTGCAGAACGGTAGACCCAAGATTTTTGAAGGAACTGAATAAAAAGAAGCCAAAGACGATGGCAGAGCTTGCAGACATCTGGTACACGAGCCAAGGCGCAGGATACGGCAGAAGCCAGCACTATAACGACAGCCGATACCATATGCTGAACTACCATGCAACCTTCACAAAGGGAACGATTGAATTCAGGCTTTTCCAATTCGATGCCCCTTCAGACGGAAAGCAGAACGGGCTTCACGCAGGACAGCTTAAGAGTTACATCCAGCTCTGCCTTGCCCTTTCCCAGATGGCAAAGACGGTAAGGACGGCAAGCCCGAAACCGCAGCAGAACGAAAACCCGAAATACGCAATGAGGACTTGGCTCCTCCGCCTCGGCTTCATCGGGGACGAATTCAAGACCGCAAGGGAACTTTACACCAAGCGCCTTTCAGGGGACACCGCCTTCCGAAACGGAAGGGTGGCTTGAAGGACTCGGCTTTGAGGCCCACCACGATGACCGCCTTGGCGGTCTTGGGGTGGTAGAAGGGAAGAAACCCCTCGGAAAGGATGGATGGAAACATGGAAAAAAGATATTATGTGGCATACGGAAGTAACCTGAACATCGGACAGATGCGGATGCGCTGCCCTTCGGCAAGGATCATCGGCACTTCGGAAATCAAGGATTACGAGCTGCTCTTTAAGGGGAGCAAGACGGGGTCTTACCTCACCATCGAGGAAAAGGAGGGCGGCAGGGTTCCAGTCGGCGTGTGGGCGGTCACGGAGGCGGACGAGGCGGCACTTGACCGCTACGAGGGTTACCCGACCTTCTACTACAAGAAGGAAATGATGCTTGAGGTCAGGGGAATCCGCACGGGGAAGATACGGAACAGACGGTGCTTCGTTTACATCATGCACGAGGACAGACCGATTGGGAAGCCGACACTTTCCTATGTCAGCACCTGCCTGAGAGGGTACATCGAGTTTGGGTTTGACGAGCATTACCTTGCGGATGCACAGATTAAGGCAGAGGAAGAAAGCGGGGTGAGGGGATGGGAATGAAACCGACACAGATAAGAATCTGTCCGAGATGCCAGAAAGCCTACCACGGCGCTCCGGCCCTTTCAAGGAAGGACAACGAGACATACATCTGCCCGGACTGCGGGACAAGGGAAGCCTTGGAAAGCATGGGAGTGGATGAGGAAGAACAGAAGCAGATTCTGGAAACCATACACCGCTGCAAGATGCCATAATGTACACAAAAAGCACCGTGGATGTTTGGTACATTTACGGTGCGAATTAACTGGATATATCAGCGGAACAGAGCGAATATGTACCTACCAAGAGAAAAGGAGGCACATAGCCATGAAGACAATTGAGATTTTAGAGCAAGCAGCAGAAAACAGAAAAGGGTATGCGGAAAACAACATCAACCACACCTTTGGGGCAGCATACTTTTACAGCAGGGAAGCTGGAAACGACCTCATAAATTTTGACGAGGTCATTTGGAATTACGACATTGACGCAATCATCGAAAACTGCAGACGGTTCGGAATCAAGGAGTTCACGATTTCAAGCACCTTTTCAAGCCTGATCGTAACGATTGCGGAACTTGAAAAGAGGGGGCTGCACCTTGACGGGCTAGTGGAAATCAACAGCCGATTCGATGACTGGAAAGCAGAGGAAAGGGGCATCAAGGAGCGGATTCCCGCATTTAAGATGAGCCTGTAAAATACACAAAACGCACCGTGGATGTTTGGTACATTTACGGTGCGAATTAACTGGATATATCAGCGGATTAGAGCGAATATGTACCTACCAAAAGAAAAGGAGGCACATAGCCATGAAAACAAGATTTTACTTAGACGGAAAGAAAACCACACGGAAGGCGGTAAAGGAACTGGTCGGGGAGGAAGCCCTGAAACGCTACATCGGGGAAGCAGAGGAAACTTTCATGGAGGACCCATTAATCCAGAACGACTTTTTCCTTGGAAGACAGATGCTGACAATCAGTTTTGAATTTTAGGAGGGAACATGGAAAAGATTAAAACGGTCTGCTACGGCAGGGAGGATACATGGGAATCAAGGGAGGAGGCGGAGGCCTTCTTCCTTCAGGCGATGGCCGGCTCGGAGGGAAGCGAGCGTGACAGGTACACGAACATTTATTTGAAGCTGCAGATGGGGATGACCTGCTGCACGGATGATGATTTGTAAAATGCACGATCCGCACCGTGGATGTTTGGTACATTTATGGTGCGGAATTGACTGGATATAATGGTACTTTAGAGCGAATATGTACCTACCAAAAGAAAAGGAGGAACATAATCATGTGGAAAGAAGGAACAATTGGAGTACCGACAGGCGATGGAAAACTTACGGCGGCGCATTACTGGTGCAAACACTTTGATGAACCAAGTGAGTGGGGCATTGACGGAGGCAGAATTTCCAAGCTGCAGATAAAAATTGAAGGCAGGATAGTCGTAAATTATGACAGAGGGTGGGATGTTGAGCCGGATGAAGAAAATGAAGCAACGATGGTTGCATACGGCATTCTGATGAAGGAATATAATTAGAATATTCTGACCGGGGCTTCCGTAAAGGAGGCTTTTGGTCGTTCATATAATACACAATCCGTATTGCTTAAGTTTGGTACATTTATGGCTCATAAATGACTGGATATATTAGCACTTTAGAGCGAATATGTACTTACCGAAAGGGAAAACAAGGAAAACGGAGGAAACGGAAATGAAGAAAACAAAATGGATTGTAAAGGCACTTACGGCAGAGGAGCCGGGCAGACTGGTCTGGACGGCAATAAGGGAATTTAACAGCGCAGCGAAAGCAGATGAATGGCTTTGCAGCTTTGTAAGGGCAAACGGATACAGCATTACGGATTTCAACATTGTAAGAGGATAAGAGAAAACAAAGAGGATTCCTTCGGGAGTCCTTTTTTGATGCCATAGATTGGAGGTGAGGACAGTGGCACAGAGAGGAAGAAAACCAAAGCCTACGGCAATAAAGGTTCTGGAGGGCAATCCGGGCAAGAGGAGTCTTAACACAGCAGAACCGAAGCCTGTAAAGAAAGCCCCGCGCTGTCCGGCATGGCTTGAGGACGAGGCGAAGAAGGAATGGAAAAGGATGAGCAAGCAGTTGGAGCAGCTTGGCATCCTTACGGAAATCGACATGGCTGCCTTTGCCGGGTACTGTCAGGCATACGCAAGGTGGAAGGAAGCCGAGGAATTCATCACACAGCATGGGACCATCGTAAAGACACCGAGCGGTTCGGGCTTACCCCTTCCGCAAGAAGCCGTATCGTTACGGACAACGGGGAGGATAAGGAAAGCGATGAGATGGAACTTCTGCTCGTGAAGGGCGGTGGCAAGTAATGTTCGATAAGGAAAAAGCGGATCACGCAGCGAACTTTATCAACTGCCTGAAACACACCAAGGGAAAATGGAGGGGAGTCCCCTTTGAACTTCTCCCTTGGCAGGATTCCATCATCCGGGACATCTTCGGCACGGTAAAGGAAAACGGTTACAGGCAGTACAATACCGCCTATGTGGAGATACCAAAGAAGAATGGAAAGTCGGAACTGGCGGCTGCGGTTGCCTTATACATGACCTGTGGTGACGGGGAATGGGGTGCGGAGGTGTACGGCTGTGCATCCGACCGCCAACAGGCATCCATCGTTTTTGATGTGGCGGTGGACATGGTAGACCAGTGTCCGGCACTCAAGAAAAGAATAAAGCCAGTCATGTCGGTAAAGCGTCTGGTGTATAAGCCGACCAACAGTTTTTATCAGGTGCTTTCGGCAGAGGCATACACCAAGCACGGATTGAATGTCCATGCGGTCATTTTTGATGAGCTTCATGCCCAGCCGAACCGGGAACTGTTTGATGTCATGACCAAGGGTTCCGGCGATGCCAGAACACAGCCTTTGTATTTCCTCATCACGACAGCCGGGACGGACAGAAATTCCATCTGCTTTGAACAGCACCAGAAGGCGGTGGACATCATCGAGGGCAGGAAGATTGACCCGACCTTTTATCCCGTGATATACGGGGCATCCGATGAGGATGACTGGACGAGCGAGGAAACTTGGTACAAATCCAATCCGTCCCTCGGATACACGATTGACATCGAGAAAGTGCAGAATGCCTATATCAGTGCAAGGGAGAATGCCGCCGAGGAAAATATCTTCCGGCAGTTACGTTTAAACCAGTGGGTGAAGCAGTCCACGAGGTGGATGCAGATGGACAAATGGGATGCCTGTGCATTCCCTGTGGACGAGGAGGAACTTGTTGGGAGGGAGTGCTATGGTGGTCTTGACCTTTCAAGCACATCGGATATCACGGCATTTGTTCTCGTGTTTCCTCCGAGAACGGATGATGAAAAATATATGATCCTCCCGTACTGCTGGATTCCGGAAGACAACATGAAACTCCGTGTCAGACGGGACCATGTCCCATACGATGTGTGGGAAAAGGAAGGCTGCCTTCAGACAACGGAAGGAAATGTCATCCATTACGGATTCATTGAAAACTTCATCGAGGAACTTGGCACGAAGTACCACATCAAGGAGATAGCATTTGACCGATGGGGTGCGACACAGATGGTGCAGGACTTGGAGGGCATGGGCTTTACCGTTGTTCCATTCGGACAGGGCTACAAGGACATGAGTCCGCCAACAAAGGAACTGATGAAGCTGACACTGGAAGAGCGCATCGCACACGGAGGTCATAAGGTACTCCGTTGGATGATGGATAACGTGTATGTCCGTCAGGACCCGGCGGGGAACATCAAGATGGATAAGGAAAAGAGTACAGAGAAAATCGATGCAGCCGTGGCAACCGTCATGGCGCTTGACCGTGCCATCCGCAACCTCGGAACAGATGGGAGCGTGTATGATGACCGGGGAATTTTAGTATTTTGACAAAAAGAAAAGACACTACGGAGGTGTAGCAAGGAAACAGCAATATTTTTCATATTCTGAATCACTCCGAGTGTCTTTTCGATTTTTATTATAGCAGATGATGGAGGTGCAGCACAATGGGAATAAAGAGTTTATTTGGATTCGGACAGGCGAGAGACAAACCCAAGGATACGGTGGGAAGCGGATATTCCTTCATGTTCGGGAGAAGCACAAGCGGAAAGCCCGTCAATGAAAGGACGGCAATGCAGACCACGGCAGTTTATTCGTGCGTGAGGATACTGGCAGAGGCGATTGCCTCGCTTCCCCTCCATATCTACAAATACAAGGAGGGCGGTGGCAAGGAACTGGTATATGACCATCCGTTATATACCATCCTACACGATGAGCCTAACCCAGAGATGACATCTTTTGTGTTCCGGGAAACGCTGATGAGCCACCTTCTGATATGGGGGAATGCCTACGCACAGATCATCCGTGACGGGGCAGGAAGGGTGCTTGGACTGTATCCGCTTCTTCCAAACCAGATGGATGTGGACAGGGACGAGCATGGGCGGCTGGTGTACACCTATTCCAGACAGAGCGATGAAAACCCGAACTTTAAGGTTACGGGTGACATCAAGCTA